ACCGTTTGCTTCCAAATCTTCAACTTCTTCACCTTTAAAGTCAAAAGTGTTTTGATAGTAAGAAGTTTTCCAACCCATCTTATATGTTGTTAACATATCTTTCATCATAACACTTAGTGGTACTTCGTTGTTATCAAAGTGCTTAGGATTGTAACTCCAGTTGCCACTAATTGCTTGATCATAAAACTTTTGCATCGCGGCTACAATATTAATGTAACCTTCGTTGCTTGGCATATCCCAAAGCAAAGTATAAAAATTCTTCAGCGTATGATACTGCGGAACAACTTGTTTAAGAGGCCCTTTCTTTGACTTCTTAATGGACAAGTATGCTCTAGGAGGCTCAATTCCATTTGTTGCGTTCGACACAACGGAACTGCTCTCCGAAGGCATCTGTGCGGACAATGTGCTGTGCCGTAAGCCGTGCTGTTTAATGTCCTTCCTAAGATCTGCCCAATCATACTGTAACTTCGCTTTAATTACATCGTCAACATCTTTCTTGTATGTGTCGATGGGTAATATACCGTCAGCATATTTAGTACGGTTGAAGTATTCACAAGCACCACGTTCTTTAGCAAGTTCGTTACTTGCAACAAGTAGATAGTATTGGAATGCTTCTGATAATTCGTGTACTAATTTCCACGCTTCTTTATCACTGTATTTTACTTTGTGTTTTGCAAGATAGTGTGCAAGTCCGATATAACCAATACCAAGAGAACGTCTTGCTTTTGTGCTTACCTCAGCAGCCTTAACAGGATATCCTTGATAATCAATAATTTCTTCTAATGCTCTTACTGCAAGATCACATAGGTTTTCTAATTCATCTAAGTTGTTAAGTAGTCCAACGTTAATTGCACTAAGAATACATAATGCAATTTCACCTTCTTCATCATCAATGTGTTGAATAGGTTTTGTTGGCAGTGTAATCTCTTGACACAAGTTACTCATAAAGATTGGATCTTTAAATGAACTGTGTGAATTACAATGGTCAATGTTCATAATATAGATACGGCCTGTTTCTGCACGTTCTTTCAACAAGTCGCCAAACAAGTCCATAGCCTTAATTTTCTTTTTACGGATTGAAGTCTTACGTTCTGCTGCTTCATAAAGTTCTTTGAATGTGTCTGTGTCTCCACTATAAAATGCATCAGTAAGTTCTGGCACTTCGTGTGGCGAGAAAAGAGTTATATCTTCGCCGGCCAATAACCTCTCATAAAAAACTTTGTTAAGTTGAATTGAATAATCTAACTTACGTACACGATTGTCTTCTGTACCTTTGTTATTTTTAAGTACAAGAATATCTTCAATCTCTAAATGCCAAATAGGGAAATGGGTAGTTGCACTACCACCACGTACACCATTTTGTGTACAACTTCTTACTGTGCTTTCGTAAACTTTTAGAAATGGGACAACGCCTGTATGGGCTACTTCTCCACCTCGTATTTTTGAGTTGATTGCTCTAATTCTTCCTGCGTTAATCCCAATTCCTGCCCTTTGAGCAATGTAGTAACCGATTGCGCTATTACTGCTAAAGATACTAGGAAGAGTATCATCCACATCAACAAGAACACAACTGGCAAACTGACGAATAGGAGTACGTACTCCTGCCATAACAGGGGTTGGGATGTTGATCTTAAAAAGACTGGTCGCGTCATAATACTTCTTAACGTAAGTTAAACGTGTCTCCTGAGGATAGTTTGCAAACAAAGTAGCAGCAATCATCATATACATATGTTGAGGCGTTTCAAAAATATCGCCGTTACTTCTATCCTGACACAAATACTTATCCGCAACTTGTCTTAAACCTGCATAGGTAAAGTCTTCGTTACGATCGTGTTTGATCCAACTGTTCATCTTTTTAAGATCAGTTGCACTATAATGTTCTAAAATTTGTGCATCGTACACACCACGTTCAATGTTAGCCGTAATCACTTCAGATAGAGTAAGGTGTTGGTACTTGCCATAAACTTTTTTATGCAGACTGTAAAGCAATAGTCTTGCTGCTGCAAATTGATAATTAGGTGATTCTAATGAAATAAGGTCATTAGCACTCTTAATTAAAATATCTTGAATCTCTTCCGATGACATACCGTCGTAAAACTGTAAGTCAGCGTTCATTTCTATTTGTGATGCACTCACACCAGTTAGACCTTTACAAGCCTCCTCGACTACAAAATGCATTTTATCTAAATCTAATTTTTCCTTGGAGCCGGAACGCTTTGTAATGTATATTTCTTTGGTCATCTGCCTCTCTATCCTATGTTTGTGATGTACAGGTATTTAGTTGCTCTCATTAATACTCCCGTGATAATAGGAGATAAAGAATAACTGCAACCTGTAGTTACTTTACGGCTTATATTGTTTTATAGCATACACTAAATTTATGTTTAGAGCAAGAGAAAAAATATAATTTTTACTCTTTTTTAAACACCATACTCAATGTCGTAGGAGATATTCCCAAGAGCACCTGAGACAATTGGATTCTTGTAGAATAGTACTACAGTTTCAATGCCACTGTCGGTATCGTTATCTCTAAGTTCTGCCTTAAACTCAAAACCAGTCATAATTTTACCGCCCTGTGATGTCAAAGAAATATCAGAAAATTCATATTGGTCTGACAAAGAAATAGTCGACATATCATCGCCGATGGTAATCTTTGCTTTGCCAATTCTTGTATGACTTCCTAAGCGTAAGGTATAGTTGATAGCCATATGATTATTAGATGCTGCAAAAACACTTATTGGACGGAAACTATCTGTTAGATAAATTAGTCCACTGTTTCTGTTAATCAATGTTGTCTTATCGCTGTTTGCTACTTCTGCTATTGCTGAAATAGTTTCATCTGATACTACGCCTGCATTCTGTTGTCTATTGCTTGTGCAATCAAGAACGATGTTATTTTGGTATTCACCAAAAGTCACTACCGGACTTAATGGAGTAGCGGCAGTGTTAGTTCCATTACCACAATTCGTAAATGCACATCTTTGTATCTTTGTGCCATATCCGTGTGTACTGTTAAACACTTGCGTTGCTATCTCATTAAATTCGGAATCTTTCACAGTCCAATCATTTCCTTGTTCTGTGACGCCTTCAATGTAAACAGAAGTATCACCAACGTCAAACTTACAATTAATAATATCTACTTTAGTTGTAAGTGCGGATGTCTGTATACATTTAATTCCTACACTGTTATTGTCAAACTGACAATTAACAAATTCAATATCAGTTGTCTTAATACCTTCAATAGTATTACTCCAACTTACCGCGGCAGGTTCTGCTGTCAAACTTGTAATTGTTTGTCCTAGCACATACTCGCCTTTAAATTTTACGCCATCAAATTTAACATTGGCTGTACCTGTTAAGTCAATTGATCCTGAAGAACGTAAAACTGTTAGGTTACCAATTTCAATGTTACTTGGTCTATTAGAACTTGTAAAGTCTGCAAGTCCTAAGCCTTCTGATGTTTGGAAGTTTGCACTTACTGTGTCAAACTTAAGAATAGATCCATCACGTGTTTCTCCTCTTATAATAGCATTGCTAGGAATAGTAACGTTACCTAAGAACAAAAACTCTCCGTTAGGAACACGTAAAACTTTTTTATAATCTGGATCTGTATTTCTAAATAATTCTGTTAATGCATTCTCAAAGAATGTTGTGTTATCTGTTGAACCATCACCAACTGCACCAAAGTCAGCAACACTAACTTCGATCTCATCAATCTTATCTAGTAGTGGACGCTTTGTGCTTAATGTAATAGATGGATCATCTGAAGCAAACTGATAACTTGATGCTAGTTCAAGAATATTATCATTGTTAGTTAAAATCTTTGTATTACCAACTTGTGGTGCGCCTTCTTCTACGCTACCATTACCAATGAATAGTTCTTGTGTATCGACTGCCCAAGCAAGTTCTGCTGAACTTAACTGTGGTACGCCAGAATCACTGTTCTTTTTACCACGTCTAATTTGTATTTTGCTTATTTGTACGACAGCCACTATCTGCTCCTATTTAATCTTACAAGTATTTATCAGACAAATGGAGTTTTGTCAGACTGTACTATAAAGAGTTGTAATACTCTTCTACTTTATTAAGCCACATATCTTGATATTTTGCAAAAGTGTCTTCTGTTACCTCAAATTGCTGGTATTGTAGGTCTCTGCTGCACATAAAAATAACGCCTGTTTTAATGTCAGTGCCGTATACTTCGTTATGTGCCATTGCATATGCTACAAGTTGCAAATAGTAATCTTCAACCCATTCTGCTTTCTTAGGCTTATTAGTTTGTTTGTGGTCCATAATAGCAGGCTTGCCCTTATAAACACCACATAAGTCTGTTGTACCTGAATATAACCCTGGGAAATATAAACTTTGTTCCATAGCCCATACTTCATTTACATCTTTAAGTCCATTCTCAATTATAACTGATGCCATATCATTTGCTTTGACGTGTACTTGATTATTACCTGGCTTTCTTTCTAATCCACATAAAAATCTTTCAAGGTTGGCGTGCATTGCTGTACCAACACCTGCTGCCTCTGTAGTAATTTGTCTTGCTTTCTCTTCGCCGACACGCTTACGCCATTCTATAAGGTGTGTCATATCTTTTGTAGAACTTAGAATAGTTGTAACACTTGGAAGTTTATCTCCGTCAGGTGTAACATATACTCTTTTTTTACGTACAGGATCATTTACCTGTTTGAGCGAATGATATTCGTATCTTTCAACGAATGGAGGTGGGGTATATTTCTCAGTCATACTGTATATAGTACTACCTTATTGTGTGTTTGTCAAGAGTGATTAAGCAGTTTGTTGTGCCAATTGCTGTGGTGCTGCTGCGGCTGCTGCTTTATCAACTGCTGCTTGGCTATCAGTGCCGTCCTCTGGCTTTTCATCTGCATCCGGTGCTCCCGGAACATTTAATTCTACACCTTTAGCATCAAAGTTTTTTACCAAACCTTGTATTGCAGGTGATTGATCATACACTGCTTTGAATGTTTCATAGTCTGCAACCAAACTAGCATCATTGCTTTTTAGGATTTTATTAAGTGCTATCCAATTTAGTTTGCTAGGAACTTTTTTAGCAGATGCACGACCGATAAGATTTTTTAACGTAATTACGTATCTGTCAATCATCATATCTGGTGCAAATTCTCTAAATCTCATTTTACATTTTTTGAAGTTCGGCCATCTTATTTCTAAGATCCATTAACTCTTGTTCCTTTGCTTTGATTGCTTCTTGTGTGTCTTTAATCTGATCTTGCTTTTGTTTTGCTGCCGCTGCCTGTGCTGCTTTTGCATCGGCTGCTGCTTTCATAGGATCAGTTGGCATTTGTCCTTTGACAGGCTCAGCAGTTTGTGTTGCACCTGGTTGAGGTTCAGCACCACCTGGTTGAGTTGCTGTGCTTAAAGCAGGAACAATCTCATCAAGTTCTTTATCTTTATAGAACTCGTTAAGTTTCATTTGTTAACCTGCTAATGTTTTTAATAAGCGATTTTCAAAGTCAATTGATTCACGTTTTTCACGGCCTGCTGCTTCAATGCCACCTGCTGCTGGTTCTGCTGTTGCAAAATCATCTGTTGCTGCTGGTTCCATTGTGTCTGCTGCTGCATCTGCTCCTGCGTCTGCCGGCTCAGCCATATCAGTCGGTTCACCTGCAGGTTCTGCACCAAGCATATCGCCGCCTGTTTCTTCACCTGTAAGTTGTCTTGTAGCAGATGAAAGTGTATCACGTGTAGTTTTTAATGCTTCAATAGCAGCCTGGATTGCAGGTGCACTTGATTCAATAAATGTTTTTGATTGTTCGTTGCCAAACTCGTCTCTAATTGAATCACCTAACTGTAGAAGTGTTTCGTTTTCCATACCGGAAAGTTCTTCAATGTAACGACCAACTTTGTCAACCATTGTTTTGGAAGTAACAATAGCACTAGCCTGTTGAACTTCACCTTCTGTAACTTTATTCATTTCTTCTCCGTTGGTGTCTGTTTCTTGTTGCTCTGGGGATTCATCAAGTTCAAGACCATCAATTGCAGATTCTTCACGTTCTGCTAGTTCTTTGTTAATTGCATCTAACATAAACTGTGCTTTATAAAATGCATCATTTTCAACGTTTTCGTTAAACTCAGCATTACTTCTTGCATCGTGTAATTGTGTGCGCAATTTGTTTCTTGCGTCTTCTAATTTAGCAATATCAAATGATGCTAAATCAATTTGTTGACCGAAAGTCTTAAGCATAGACTCATTGATCTTTTCTGCATTAATTTTAAATAGGTCTTGTGTTTTCATTGTCCTCTTCCCAGATGTTATATTATATTTATTCAAAACCGTGCTAAATCCTCTGCTTGGTCTTTCAAAATAATAGCCCTTTCTTTGGCATCTTGATATCTAATCCACAGTATTTCTGCTCTGATATCGTCGTTGTTATTTACTGCTCTATGATAGTTATCTAAAAATATCTTACTATCAACAAAGTATTTACTATATTTTTGGTCTAATGCAAATATTTCTTTCTGCAATGCGTGATCTGCGTCCCAGGCTACAAGATTTGCTAGTCTAATAGCAACAGCATTTAAAGATACTGTAGCCCATACTAGTTTGTCTTTTCTAAGTATATCCTTGTATGGACCGTCTGATCTGATTAGAGCATCTCCTACTTTAATGCCTTTTTCTGTACGTTCGGGTAGGATAGTTCCTTGATCAAGGAACTTACGATAAGTTGTCTTAACTATCTGTTCAAAACGCTTTGATACTTCATTCATAAAAAAAGGCCCTTAGGCCAGTATTTAAACAATCTATAAATGTGATGCTTACATCTTGAGCATAATAGTAACAACTACCGAAAGGACTGCTGCAATTACAGTACCTGTTGTACCAATAATTACTTTTGTTAATCCTTTTTGGCCTTCTGTAATATCCCTATGGATGTTATCAACTTTCTGTTCTAAGTTGTCCATACGGTTATCTAGTTGCTCATAGCGAAGTGCGCACAGATCAACGTGTGCTTCTAAACTTTCTCTTTCTAAACTTGTTGTTTGGCTCTTAGCCATCTTGTTCTCCAAAACAATATCCCTACTCTAGGGACAATTAGTAAACTTGTTAGTTGGCCTAATGTGTTTTTAAGATAGCCTAAATGTAATTGCCTATATGTTTATTTATCATCGTTGCGTTCAAACAGTTTTCTAATAAGCCCTTTTATGCCTCCTAATTCAACTTTAACTTCAACCATTTTGTCTGCTGCCTTTTCAACCCTGTCAAACATATCCTTAATTACAAACATAACCCAAAACCACCATACAGCACACACGCCTGCCATAATGGTAACACCCACATAAACTATATTATGTGCTTCGATGTGTAATCCATACAATGATAGTAGGAAGCCAAACACCATAAAAAAGATAGTGCTTAACATAATGATATTGTAATATAACCTGTTCATACTATTATTTAATGATTATCGTAAACTTAAAATATGGCCACTGAAAGCCAAATATTCTGTTGTTCACCTTTGGTACAGAACACGGCAGGCTTTATGTCCAACGTATTTGTAAGTGTACCTATGATAGGTATGCCATCTAAGTCACTCTTAAGAAGTGCAAGTGGATCGTCACCAATTTGCCATATGCCTTGTTGTTCAACTTTAAATGCCCACATCCAATATTTTTTTCCGTTTTCTTGTTTTGTCATCGGATTGAACTCGTAGTATATATTTGCTCTCATACCTATGCCTTGGATAAGACTATTAAAGTTTCCTTGTTGTGCTATAAGAATAGGATCTGTTTCATCACGACTAGGATTTGTAACAGTTATATCAACAAGTGTTTGAATGGTAAATGTTTGCATACTGATAATACTTATCAGTCATAAAAAAAGGGTGCCAACGAATTGACACCCTTTCCTTTAAGTAAAGTTAAAAACTTACTATTAGCCTGAAATTCCAGAGAACTCAGCAAGTAATGAACTTGTTACGCCAGTTGAACCAACACCAAAGTCTGCAGCAGCAGTAAATGCGCCTGTTCCTTGGATAGCAACTTGTACGTTATCAGTAGTTCCACTTGTGAATACACCTGATTCAGTTAAAGGTTGTACACCAACGATTGTGTGTGCATCGTCAGTACCTGCAGTTCCACCTTGTGCCAAAAATTCTAAAGCAGCATCTAATTCTGCTTGAGTCATATTTGTTTTAGCAAGGTTAATGATTCTAGTACGACCAGCAATACCATTTCCTGGTGTTAGTGCTTTTTTGTTGTCACCTAGTTCAGCAACACCTGTTCCAGCGTTGTTGTAAGTTTGGAAGACTGAACTTCCGTTTGATAAATCAGCCATTATATTTTCTCCTCTGATAATGTTAACCCTTCTCCAGGGCCGCTATTTTTCTAGCAATTGTATTTATCCAAAATAGGTTTTTATAAGGGTAATGGCGTGTTTTAAGGGGATTTTGGCGGTTTTAGTCGGCTCTAAACGGTGTCCAACGGTCTCTTGGTACAAGTTTAACCTTGTCGCCAGTTTTAACATAACCTTCGCCGCCTGGCTTGCCACCTGTTGATGACATTACATCGCCTTCTGCTTTATCTAGTTCATCAATTACTTCGTTCTTGGCTTTCATAAGTTCAGTTACCAAGTAAAAGATGTCCGATGCTGTTCTCGGCTCTGTGTTAATAATATTTATAATCTTCTCTTGTTTATTGCGTGATACCTTTGAATTTTGAAGCCAATTGCTAAAGCTCTTGGTGTTAAGGTCATTTAATTTTTTAGCACGGCTCATTTGGTTAAAGAATGTGTAAAATATATCTTGTAAATCAGATAGTCCTGGCTTTGGTTCAAAGAAGTTTGCAATACCTTGTTGCGCTCTGTTTGCAATCTTTTCTATGTTATCTAAATTATCAGCATTAACCGCAGGTGCTTTGCTTACATATTGTTGTCCTACAACTACTAAGTCTGGTGTACCATTAAACTGTTCTACATCTTTAATTGGTGTTCCGCTTTTATCTCCAAAGTACTGATAAGCATTATGTGCCGCAACTGCTATTTTACTTTTAGCAATACGTCTACCAATAGGACTATCTACTTTAACATTGTAGGTAACCTGGTTAGGAGTAAAACTAATGTATCCATCACTGCCTGCATAAGGCTTTCCAGGATGATATAATAAGTCTCCGTACAAATAACCTTTAAAGTCTGCTGGTGTGGCCTTTTCAAATATAGGCCAAAGTCCTGCCATATCTTTTGCAAACTTTTCACGCCAGTCTTCGCCTTTGCCTCTACTATTAATAAATCTTTCTAGTTCATCAGGACTGCTTGACTTGCCTTCTTCTCTACCCCAGTTGTTCTTACCAACTAGTCTAAATGTTCCGTCATCATCACGTCCCCAATATACTGTTGGGTTACCGTCCCATTTAATTGCAACGTCTGATGCATCTTGTTCCATACCTTTTAGAAGTTGCACTGCTTTCTTTGCGCCGTCAGCAGGATCTGTAAACACAAGGTCTTCCAAGTGATTAAACTCTCTACCTACTTTCTTTGCTTCTGTTATAAATTGGTATGCTCTCATTTTTTAAGTAACTTCTTTTGTCTATTTGTTTTGTCCACGTACTTTGCGTGTGGCACTTTTAAATTTTTCTTCTTGTCGTACACTCCGCCTATCACGTGCATCTTACCTGGCTTTTCAAATGCACTATATCTTATGTCGACTACTTCAACTATTCTCATTTAACTATATCAATCATTGAACGCATCCAACCAATTGATCCTGGTTGGTAACTTTCAATAGCCTCTTTCTTAGGAAGTTCTATATCGTAACGTGCAAGTGTTTCTCTTGCACTAGAAATTAGTTCTTCGTAGTTAGGAAGTTTTTTGATGTAGTTTATAATAGCATCTACGCTCTTAACATCTGCCACTGTTGCACTTTGTCCTAGCAACTGTTTAGCAATGCTGTTCCAGTCATCGCCATTAGGTAAAGGTTCGTTAGTCTCTGGATCAACTAAACCAAACTTAGGACTATACTTTATACCTCTTGCTCTAGCAATACTTGATAGAACAATGTGTCGGTGCTCTCCTCTGTACTGTCCTGAACCACCTATCATTGATCCTCGCTGAAAGTTTACGTTCTTTGAAAACATAAAGTCTGTTTGTACAAATCCATTTTCTTTTGAACCATTAATAGGAGCTCTAAAGTGTACTTGGTCTCCAGCATCTTTAATCCAACCGTCAGTTTTCTTTCTACCAACGTTCATAATATCTTCGTCTTTGATACCTTGTGATTTGCACCACTTAGTAAGTTTAGCAATTACTTCGTCTTTTGATACTTTGTTAAGGTCAACACTAAGATCTAAATCGCCTGAACTATTTTCTTCAAATGTTCCATCTGGCTTTTCTTTTCTACCTGTAGTTCCTAGCCTTGCTGAAGGTTTGCCCTCATCATCTTTCTCGCTAGTAAAGTCTAGGTCTGTAATTTTTTCAATAAAGTCAACAGTGCTATCTACGTCTGCTGTCGCTATACGTTGAGTAAGAGCGTCAGTCTCATTCTTAAATACGTTGCCACCTTCGCTTAAATTAGTCTTCATTCTTTTTATCCGCTCTCTTACTTTCTACTATCTTTTTGATGCCTCTAGTAAATTTACTGCTGTCAGCACCTTTAATACTATTAATAAAACGTCTTTCTAATTCTAACGCAACGTCTTCTGGGTAAGCCTTATACATACTTTCAATAAGATTAACTGCACTATCAATAATATTAGTAGCTCTGCTTTGAATCAGAGACTCTGTGTCTCTTTTTTCTGCAATTTCATTAAGTTCTTGTAAGATTGATCTAGTTTTAAATTTCATAATATATAAAGCCCAACTTGTATGTTACTATTTACCCTTTTTACTGCTAAAGTATACACGCACTGAAACGCTTTGTCAACCATCAACTTTAAGTTGACAGAGGTATGCAAATTTAGCACTGACGTTATGCACAAAAGTAATAGGAAAATGCTTGACTTTTTATGCATAGTTTATTATATTAGTATAAATAAAGGTGAATAGTACAGTGATGCTGTACTATTTGACACACAGACACTGGGATAGACCAGGGCGTTATCCACGCCTTACAAGCGATTGACGGTGGAAAAGACCACTGACGGTAGCAAAGACTACTGACGCCGGCAAAGACCGGGGTATTGCTTTCCTTAAGCATCCATACATCGAAGGAGAAAAAAATGGCACACTTAATGTTAAGTGGTCTGATGTCTTGGATGAAACGCGGTATGACCGACAGTCACCGCAATCAACTATTGACTTGGGCCAAAACTGAATACGGCAACGATTGGAAATATGCATACGACTTTATGCTAAAACACAATGGCCGTGCACCTACAAGTACAGAATTACACGGACCTAGAATTTACCGTAAGGAGGTGGCTTAAATGCGAACCTTACTTAAATTCATCAAGCAACTATTTCAAAGCGAAAAGGATTGGGTTGAGAGTTATCTCGGTCAGTCTACTGATCACGCTGACTTGGAACGCAGGATCAGGCAATTGGATAGGGGCGAGATCAAAGTCGGGCCTTTCGGCACTTACACGCAACGTTTTAGACATTAACACATACACACTTATAGAGAGGAGAATCTAATGTTAATCTGGCAAAGAGTAAAAAACACATTTGAAGCAGTTGGATATTCAAGAGCAGCATCACAACTAGCATCACAAGGATATCACGAACAAGCAAGACACCTGTTGTTAGAAAGATCAAAACTAGCAGGTAAAAAACTTGACGCGATACGCAGACTTGAGAAAGTAAAGAAAGCAAAGGCTGAATACGAGCCAGGCGATCATTACTTGAGAGGTCATAAGGTAGCATTTTGGAAAGGGAAAGCAGCATAATGATTATTAAATTTTTTCAAGCAGCAATACCAGTAACTATTATGTTTGGTGTATTAATTTGTTTAATGACACTGAACGGAATGTTTTGGGGAGGTGCATTATAATGTGGCCTTATACAGATGAAGAAAACGATTTCTTAACAAGTCCTAAACCTAAGAAACAAATCTAAAAAAATAGGGGAGCCGCCCGCCAAGATGACTCCCCTACAACTTTTTCAAGTTGAGTCTATATATTATTTACGATTGTAGATTGAATATAAAACCCATACAGCAACAAGGCCAACTAAACCTTGTGCAGAAAATCCTGCAACAATGTTTTGAATGTTAGCAATAATGTTGATGTTTGGCCAGAACGGAATGTTCTGTCCGTTGAACAAGACTTCTAAAATGATACCTAGTGAAAGCAAACTTATTCCTGCTTCTGTTAAGGCACCTGCCCAAGTCTTTACTTTATTAAGAATCTCCATAATGAAAACCCTCCTTTGTTTACCTGCTACATCTATACGTGCAGCCAGTGTATTATTTAGGTAAGGTTATCTATTAGTAATAATACCATAAATGGTTTACGGTGCCTAAAAGACGGTTGTTTGGATAAAAAAATTTTATTAAGTACGTAGACAATGGCTAAATAATTATGTTACATTAGTAACAATACACACATACACACAAAAGGAGAATAGTATGAACAAGACCTTTAAAGAAGGCATCGAGAAGGGTGCCGAGCAGTTAGCACAATCAGTGCGTGAAACACTTCCAAAAGTACAATTTAATAAAAATGGTTACGAGATTCGTACCACTGTATTAGATATGGCAAAATCATTCACAGAGTTTGAATATTCAAACAAATGGAATGGTTGGGAAATTACATCCAAACGTGATCCACAAACAGGTGAGATCGTAAACAAAGTTGGGATGCCAGAAATTCCAGGTGTTGATCAAGTTCTTGAAACTGCTGAGAAGTTTTACAACTTCATTAACACTACCAAAAAATAGTATACAGCAATAAAACTCCCTAAGGGATGAAGAATATATAGTAAGGGCATAGCCATCATAATAAAGTACATAGAATGGGGTGTTAGTCAATAATAGGCTAACACCTTTTCTATTGGTTGACAAACACAACAGTAGATTGTATAATACGCATATGATTAAGAAGAAACGAAACAAACTAGAACGTAAATTAGATGAATATAATCACACTATGGAATTGGTTAGAACTATAGTTCCAATTATAGTTTTGGCATTGCAAGTGTATATTATATTACACCTTATATGAAGAAAGGCAAAATAGTGAAAGACAAAGTAATACTAGTAGACGCTGATGGTGTCTTGTTAGATTGGGAATGGGCATTCAATGTTTGGATGTTAGAACACGGATTTGAAAAGCAAGAAGGGCATCAGTTCGTATAC